GTTGACGTTGTCCAACGCTAAAGCAGTCTTTAAAGCAGTCGGACTAATTTTTTTAGTAGTATTCGCTGACGTGTCTACAATCGGCAGGACGTCTAGGCTCGTGTCTACCGTTACAATCGCGGTTAACTCGCTAATTTTTTGATTAGGCATAGCCCAAAATTACAAAGCCCCGCCGTCTATTGTGTTAACAAATTACGGATGCGCTGCAATAATAAACCACTGGGTACCGTCGCAAATAATCGTGTGGCTGTCGTAGTTTGTATTTAAAAGGAAGTGATCTGTGCCGTTTATATTTTCTCCAGTGGCTGCATTAATCCTGAAGGTATGCGAGGAGCCCGACTTCACGAAGTAATATTTTTTCCCTTTCTGTGTAGCTACAGCAGGCAAGTTTAAAATAACAGAACCGCCCGCAGTATTTCCAAGGTGCCCCTCAAAGTTTGTATCCAGTGAGCTCGTGCCTGTGGTGTAAGTTTTAAAGGTGCCGTGCTCTTGTAATAACCAAGTAACCGCCTCAGTGCTATCTGTATATTTTAGCATTACCTCGTACTGGGTATCCTGTGTCGGCTGCACTGTTATCGGTTGGTCCGCATAGTTTACAAGCTCTTCAAGCACCTGCTGAGGTACATTGCTAAACTGCGAATTAAACGAGCTTATCGCAAATTCATGGTAATCTAAACGGCTTTGAATAACTCGCTCACCTGTGCGCGGATTATAGTTTACTCCGCCGCCGCTTGTCGCCTGTGTATAGTCAGGCGTTAAGCCTAGCCATTCACCCGACCATGTTTCTGAACGCGGGTTATAAGTTCCACCATTAAATAGCCAACGCGTAGAGTCAAACTGCAAAGTTTTAACAGCGGTCAGCGTGCCTGCATCGTAAAGCGTGCCCTGAATAACTGGCACAAATTTATTATACATGCCACCAATGCGCCGCCCCTGTATAGTTCCTAGGTCGTCATGGATTGCAGAAGCGTAGCCACTATACCAATCTGAAGATAAGACCCAAGCCGAGCCGTTATAAACGTAAATAGAGCCATAACCATAAGCACCCTCGCCATCGTAATACTTTGGCATCCATTCTATTTTTTGGCTGTTATTACTTGCCGCTCCAGATACTGAAGTTGTATTTTTTGTAATGCGCGAATAGTTGGGATTTTCAACTGTGCCAAATGGCTGAGCTACGCTAATAGATCCCCAAAAATTAATAATGTTAAAGCTGCTTGCAGTCCATGAATTAGGCGCAATAAATGATCCCTGTTCTGCGGTAATTATCATGTCAACAAACATGCGATTATAACCCGCGGGAGGTGGTGGCATCTGCTTATCAAATATAAAAGTATTCCAAGAGTTGCGCGCGCCGCTAATGGTCATGTATTCGTTAATATATAACACGGGCCCAACAGGTGTAAAGTAGTCGTTTAAATTTGCGCTATATTGTTTTATAGCACCGCCAGAGTTTTTGAAATAAATTTTATATTCAAAAGCATAGCGTTGGTATCTTTTAACCGATCCGCTAGTAATTGCTATATAAGAATTATCCATCCACTTAATAAGCATGCGGCAACGGATGGCCTTAGCAACGTCGATTAATTTGTCAACTACTGATAACTCGATGCTGTTATAATCTGGCTCAGTCCTAACAACTAATAAAGCATTTTGTCGCTCTTCAATTACATCCACTAACCTAACAGGGGGCTGATAAGTTAGCGTAGGCTTTGCTTCCCATTGCGGGCGCGTGCCTGTGCCTCCAAGCGTTACGGCGTGGGTTAATGTGGTTGTACTTTGGAAGGTGCCCGCTGCGTTATAATTTCGCGTAGTAATAGAAGCCGCGTTATAGTTGTCATCCGAAACAATCCAATAGGCCCCGCTTTCTAGGTGCATCCGCGATCCGTAAATTTCTAGTATCTGCTCAATGGCCTGCTTACAATTTGCTAAATCTATATTGGTTGTAGCTGCGTAGGCCGTGCCATCTGTATCTATAAAAGTGATGTCTCCAAAAGCATCAAAATTATTGTAAAAAGAAAGTATATTTAATTTTGTATTTGCTAATCCTTTGTTACTGGCTTGCGCCGTGTCGTACATTGTTACGCCATCTTTTAAATAAATCGACGCGCTTAAGTAGGTCCAATAATCATCAAGCCCTGCATATTCCAAAGACTTGCGTATTATGTCTAACGCCGTGGCTTGCCCATCTGTAAACCAAGCAGGATCTATATTGAAACCTTCGATTAAATTAAATGCGTCAACAGCTGCAAGATCAAATATCATTGCGCCATCTACAGACTCACGCAAATAACTGGCTTGATCTGCAATCACTCGGCCGACATAAAACAAGTCCGCCCCGCGATAAACAACTAAAGCATATTTATTCTCTTCGTTATTTGCAATATTTACAAAGGCAGTTTTAACAGTGTTATTTGGGATTTCCCAATAGCTTGTAATCTTTGACGGCCTTACAAAATCTTGATAGTAAGTTGAGCCATCGCCCTGCCTGTCTATTTCAAAGCCTTCGCCTGCCAAAATCAACTCGGTGCCTGAGCTTGTCGAACCAGTAGGCCCGTCGTATAGTTCAACTGTATAGGTAATATTTTGGATGCTCTTAAATGAGCCAAAGTAAATACGTGCCATTATCCGCGCTTGCTATCTTTATTGTATCGTTCCAAAACTATTGCCAAATCCCTGCCTGCAATGGAAGTGCTAGCCACAAATCCGCTGCTACTGTCTCCACTCTTTAACATTCCTTTTAATTTATCCAGTGGTGCAATTACTTCAGGGTTAGAACTCGCCCCGGGATATTCACCCATAAGCCCCAAGGTCGGGCCGCTTACTATACCTCCATCGGCGAAAGCGGTAAACTTTGGGCCCGCACTTATCTGGGCTTTAAGGATTGCAGAACCTGCAACCAATGCCACACCCGCAGCAGCTGCCGCTACAGGATTCTGTAAAATTAATTCCTTAAAAGCTTTCGTTGCTATTGCTGTTGTAATCAATGCAGCACCGACCGATTGCATAAAATTAGCAATGGCGCCCATCATTGACTTACCAAAATTTGCACCTGCGTTAGCATCGCCTGCGGCAGTATCTGCAATAAACTGAGCAAATGAATTAGCAGCGTCTGTTTGCAATGAAGCAAAAGAGCCATTAACGGCATCCGTAGCGCTAGCCATTTTGCGCTCGTAATCGGACATTACTTTTACTTGATCATCGGTATTCTTTTTTAGTTCCGTAGTCATGTCATCGGAAGCAAATGCTCCTTTGAACTTTGAAACGGTCGGGGCCTTTGGCGCGGCAAATTGCTCCATTGGTTTGAATCCCGCAATAAATGCCTGCTGTTCTATGTAAAGCTTTTTGCTTTCCTCTAATGCTTTTTTCTCTTCTGCTAAATCCTCGGCCCTATCTTTTTTGCGCTGTGCATTGGCAGCCTTAGAGGCGCTAATTTTTACGTCTAGACCTTTTAATGTTATAGCGTTTTCAAGCTCTTGCGTTCTTTCGGTTAATTGTACTTTTAATTCCGAATCGTCGCCTAATTGAGTTTGCATAGTTCTCAAAGCCTTAAGCTTTTTATTCATATGCTCGAGTTCTATTTTCTCAATTTCTGCCTGGGTTTTACCCGCAAGCTGCGCCTCTTTAATCGCAATATCTTTTTTAAATTCTAACTGTCGTTCTACAAATTTTAACGCTCTGTTATTGTAAGCCTCTAATTCGGTAGTATATTTTTTTTGCGCTTCCTCAGCCGCTTCTGCCGCTTCTGCATTGTCTTGTAGTGCATTGTAAATTAAAAGCAATCCCGCAATAATTGCCCCCGCTCCAGTAGCAACTAATGCGGCAGAATAAACGCGAGCGGCAACTGTTGCCTGCCCTAAAACGTAGGTTTGTATTTTTGTGGCCGCTGTAGTTAGTCCAACCATAAAAGCACTTTCTGCCTGCAATGCATTTTGCACCGCTTGCAATCCAGTTACCAAAGCCATTACGGCCTGCAACTTTACCATAGTTTGCTGCAGCTCTTTATTTTCTCCACCAAATACAGCAGCCGCACCTTGCGCAACTCCAAAAGCCCCTGCTACTCCCTGAATACCACCAAGCACAGCGTCTAGCCTACGCGTGTCGCTTGCAAAATAAGTCACCTCTCCGCGCGTATCGGCGATGGCATCCTTCATGCGGCCCGCCTGTTTAATTATTTCGTTGGCAACTTGGGCAAACTCTGGACCCAATGCCCGGGCTTCCATCGCCAACTGAGTCAACTGCCGCACGCTGCCCATCGTTGGGTTGCGCGTAGCAATAGCCGCCAATCGTTCCTCCATCCCTTTAGCGGACTTCGCAACCTCGGCACTCATTTGGTTGCTGCTCTTTTGAACTATCGCAATGGCTTTGTTAAACCCTTCGCGCAGTTTCTCAATGTCTGCGCCAATTACAATATTTAAACTTTTAGCCATTACCTAGTAAAGTTAATTAAATAGTCCTGAGAAATTTGGTATAAACCTGCAAAGGCGGCTGTATCGTCGGCGGTTTGATTCTCGCCGTCGTATTCCAGTGTTTGGCATTTGATCCCGTTAAAAGTTCCGGGCAATGTTACCGCCTCAAACGCCGTCCTAATAGCTGAAGATAC